AGAACCACCCGCAGGGTACAAGCATCGTTGGATCCGTACTTCACTTCGCGGTGAAGATGATCAGATGAATGTGACTACCAAAATGCGTGAAGGGTGGGAACCTGTTCGTGCTGACGAATATCCTGAGATGGCTGGTAAATTTCCAACTATCGATTCAGGTGCTAATGCAGGGACAATTGGAGTCGGTGGTTTGATGTTGGCTAGAATACCTGAAGAAACGGTTGAAGAAAGAACTGAATACTTCCGGGAACAGACCCGCACACAAATGGATGCCGTGGATCAAAACTTAATGAGGGAACAACATCCTTCTATGCCTATCCATAGTGATAGGAAAAGTCGTGTATCGTTCGGAGGCCGTAAGGACGGCTCTGATTAACTCAATCAGCTATGTATAAGGAGTATTTATCATGGCAAATACCAATGGAAGCTTCGGTCTGAAGCCCTATGGAATGCTGGGTTCAGCAGTCCACTCCACTGGTACGACTGAGTACCGTATTGCATCTAGTAACTCAAACCCAATCTTCCAAGGCATGGCGGTTATTCCGTTGGCTGCTGGTGTGATTGACGATCTGCAAGCTGCTGCTGGCGGAAGTGTGTCAATTGTGGGTGTGTTTAATGGGTGTGAATATGTCTCATCGACCACTGGAGAAGTAATTCGTTCTAACTTCTGGCCCGGTTCAGGTGCTGATTCTAATTTTCCTGTTAGAGCGTTTTTGTATGACAACCCATCACAACTGTTTACCATTGCTACATCAAACGTAGTTTCTGCCGCTAATACAGAAGCAGAAGTTCGTGCAGCGGTGTTTGCAAACATTGCGTTTGCAACTGGTAACAGCGGTTCGACTACAACTGGTATATCTTCTGCAACAGCGGATTTGAATACTATCGCCACCACCAACACTTTAGCTCTGCGTATCATGGGTATTCTTGATGACCCACGCAACGCAGACTTTACTGCTGCTGGTATTCCATTAATTGTTCGTATAAACAACCACTTCAATGCGCCGACAGGCTCCATTGCTGCTGGTACTGTTTCTACAACTGGCGTATAAGGAGGCTTGATCAATGGCTATTTCTCGCGCACAACTAGCGAAAGAACTGGAACCAGGCCTCAATGCTCTATTTGGAATGGAGTATACAAGGTACGAGAACCAGCATTCGGAAATCTTCACCACTGAGTCTTCAGATCGTGCATTTGAAGAAGAGGTAATGCTTTCAGGCTTTGGAGCCGCCCCGACTAAGTCGGAAGGTTCTTCCATCAGTTTTGATGATGCCAACGAAGCATATACCGCTCGGTACAATCATGAAACCATTGCACTTGCATTTTCAATCACTGAAGAAGCAGTTGAGGACAATCTCTATGATCGTCTTTCATCTCGCTACACTCGTGCTCTTGCTCGTTCAATGGCTCACACAAAGCAGGTTAAAGCAGCTAGCATTCTAAACAATGCGTTTACGGCTGGTGCATCTGCTGGTGGTGATGGTGTTGCACTTTGTGATGCTTCACACCCGTTGACTAACGGTGGCACATTCAACAACGAGCCTAGCACTGCTGCTGATTTGAACGAAACCTCACTTGAGGACGCTCTTATTAGCATCGCTGGATTTGTTGATGAGCGTGGCTTGAAAGTTGCTCTCCGTGGTATGAAACTCATTGTGCCTCGTCAACTGCAATTCATTGCAGAGCGTTTGATGGTATCAAACCTCCGTGTTGGAACCGCAGACAATGACGTTAACGCAGTACGGTCTATGGGAATGTTGCCTGATGGTTATGCCGTCAACGACTTCCTTACAGACACTGACGCATTCTTCGTTATGACTGACGCACCTCGTGGTTTCGTTCATTTTGAGCGGGTTCCTCTGTCAACACAGATGGAAGCAGACTTCGACACTGGTAACATGCGTTTCAAGGCTCGTGAGCGTTACAGCTTCGGCTTCTCTGATCCTCGTGCGATTTTTGGATCACCAGGCGCATAAGTAATTCCTTTCTAGAGGAATCTAAAGGGCGGCTTTTTAGTCGCCCTTTTTTATGTTAAGATGTTCTCATATCTTACGCATTGTTGAGATATATCTTCCTCCCTTAACTAAGAGTCGTATTTATTGCGACTCTTCTTTTTTTGGTGTATGGTATTTTTACCCTGACAGTCACATTGGGTGACTGACACTAGCCACGACAGGAGATACTTAAATGGCTACTACTACTTTCACCGGAGCGGTTCGTTCCGAAAACGGCTTTAAAGTTGTTTCTAAAAACTCCACAACAGGTGCCTTTACTGATGTTGCAGTCATTGCATCAACTGGAGTTGTAACAAATAAATTTGTAAAACACGTTGGCTTTGCCACTGGTGTTACTGTGAATACAACAGCGGGTGACAGTCCAACTATTGGTGAGTTCACACAACCAGCAAATACAATCATCACTGACATTAAAATCTTTTGTGACGTTGCTCCAGTCATTGGAACAGGCGATATTGGTTACGAAGTTGGTACTTCTTCTTCTGGCGCACAAATTGTTGCGGCGGTTACTGATGAAATCCTTGACGGCGGAACCACAGTCGTAGTGCATAACGTGACCACGACTACTTTGGTCGCTCAAACGCAGAGTGGAACAACAGCCCCAGCTTCTGTACAGTACACCGACACAGAAAGAACTATTTACTGTAACATCACAAACACTGTAGATGCCACAACAGCAGGTTCTTTCACATTCATCATCGAGTACGTTCAAATTGCGTAGTTGATTGATTTAGGAGATTGATATGGCAGACGCTGTAACATCGCAAACACTTGTTGATAATCCGAAAACAGCAATATTTAAGTTTACTAATATTTCGGATGGTTCAGGTGAGAGTGCCGTTAAAAAAATTGATGTATCTGCACTGTCTGCAAGTATAGATGGCAGTACATGTACCAGAGCTACTATAGAAAAAATTTGGTGGCAGTGTAATGGTATGAAAGTTAAAATTCTGTTTGATGCTACGACAGATGACTTTTGTATTGAATTAGGCGAAAACCAAAGTGGACATCATGATTACACCTCTTTTGGAGGATTACCAAATCCTGCAAGTTCTGGTGTGACTGGAGATATCATGTTCACAACGGTAGGTCATACTTCTGCTGATACATACACCATCATTATGCAAGTGCAGAAGAGTTATTAACAATGGCTCGTAAGGCAGACAAGCAGCCTCCGAAGACAAAAAAGTATTACCGCTCCACAAAAAGTGGGGCGGGAATGACAAAGGCTGGTGTTGCCAAATATAAGAGAGACAATCCAGGCAGTAAGTTAAAAACCGCTGTTACGGGCAAAGTTAAAAAGGGCAGTGCAGCAGCTAAACGGCGTAAGTCATTTTGCGCTAGATCCGCTGGTCAGATGAAGAAGTTTCCAAAGGCGGCGAAGAATCCAAATTCACGGTTGCGTCAAGCAAGGCGGAGGTGGAAATGTTAAGCTCTCAGTTTATAGCAGGAACCATCTTTGTTGCGTTTGTTGGTGCGTGTGTCGCAGGACTGACATGGATATCGTCAACTCTTATTGAGGTTGACAAGAATGTAGCGGTCATGGCGTTGAAGATGGATGCTAACAACGAAAAAGTAAATCAGCTTCATGACATGATCAGACCCATGTGGGAGGAGTTTACGGGAAGGACATACGATGGCAATCTCGCGCAGTTCAATTCCTCAACAGATCTCAAAACCACCATCAAGTAGGAGTTCTAAAATGAAGGACGTTAAACATTATAAGAGAGATGGCACATTATTTACTGGTGGCACTCACAAAATGGCTAACGGAGTTCTCCATACAGGCAAGACTCATACGAGAACTTCGCAAAAGTTGTTTCATTTTAAAGATCTGAGTGCAAAAGCTAAACAAAAGGCGAAGGCGAAGGCATAATGGCAAAAGATGCATGTTATAAAAAAGTTAAAGCAAGATATAAAGTTTTTCCGTCAGCGTATGCTAGCGGAGCAATTGCTAAGTGCCGAAAAGTTGGAGCCAAAAACTGGGGCACTGGAGGAAAGAGTAAAAGCTCTAAAAGAAAGAGTGGCTCTAGCAAAAGAAAAGGTAAGACTTTCTAATGAAACAAACAAAGCCAAAACGGAAGTTTAGAGGTAAGTCTATTCCGGGAACGGCAGTGGCTAGAGGTTGTGGCAAGGTTTTACCTAGGCGGCGTAAAAGAACTAAAGGTGCAGTGGAGCAATCCTAATGGCAGTTCGTAAAACAAAAAAAGGCGCGGCACTCAAGAGATGGTTCAAAGAGGACTGGAAAGATGTCCGCACGGGGAAGCCCTGCGGAAGAAAGAAGGGTGAGAAACGTGGTGTCCCTTATTGTCGCCCGTCTAAGCGGGTGTCTAGTAAAACCCCCAAAACGTCAAGCGAATTGTCCGCAAGCGAAAAAAAGAGTAGAATATCTCAGAAAAAGCGTTTGGGACAACCTGCGGGTAAACCCCGCCGCGTTAAATCGGTTAGGAGAAAAAAGTAATGTATGGAAAAAAGAAAGCCAAGAAGTCCAAAACGGGCTACGAAGATGGCGGTTTGGTAAGTCCACGCAAAGCTATGGCAATGGGCTACCAGATGGGTGGCAATGTAGATGTGAAAAGAGCGCAGTTATTTGCCGAGAATCTTGGAAATATGATGCAGGGTTCTGTACCAACGCGGAAACCTAGAGGTCGCATGTAATGGCAACTTCTGGTTCAAGAGATTTTGATATTGACGTAGGTGAGATCATCGAGGAGTCATATGAACGGTGTGGACTAGAAGTTCGCACGGGTTATGATGCCAAGACAGCTCGTAGGTCTTTAAATCTGATGTTTGCTGATTGGGCAAATCGTGGACTAAATCTTTGGACTGTTACCGCTGGAACTCAGGCTTTAACCTCTGGAACAGCCTCATATACCTTGACAAGTAATATTGCCGATTTACTAGAAGTTGTGGTCAGAAACACAAGTAACGTAGATTTACCTTTGACCAAAATTTCTAGGGGTGATTATTTAAATCTTACTAATAAAACTACTTCTGGAAGACCTACTCAATACTTTTTTGATAGACAAACCACTCCAGTGCTTACGTTGTGGCCTACACCTAATGATTCTACAGAAACATTAGTTTATTATTTTGTAAACCGTATTCAAGACGCAGATACCTTACAAAATACAACAGATGCACCTTTTCGGTTCTTACCATGCATGGTAGCTGGTCTATCTTACTATATAGCTTTAAAAAAAGCTCCAGAACGGGTTCAATTATTGAAAACTGTGTACGAAGAAGAGTTTCAACGTGCGGCAGATGAAGATGAAGATAGAATATCTTTAAAATTGCAGCCTAGTATTTCATATTTGAGGGTATAATGGCGAGATACGCTTCTGGAAAAGATGCCTATGGAATCTCAGATCGTTCCGGCTTCCGTTATCGTCTTAAAGATATGCGTAAGGAATGGAACGGTCTGCTTGTTGGAGTGGATGAGTTTGAGCCTAAACATCCACAACTACAACCAAGTAGGGTTGTTGCAGATCCTCAAGCGTTGCGTGATCCACGACCTGACAGATCAGAAAATTCTGATATAAAAGTTACTTTTCCCATTTTTAATCTATCTACGCTTAAATTTGAGCCTCTAATTACGCCTGCTAAAGGACTTATAGGCACAGTCACTTTTGGCGGAGATGTGCACACTCCTATAGTTGAGGGTGTCACGGGTGTTTCTGCAACAGGATCAGTTGGTACTGTTACAGCTTCAGGCACGGGAACATCTATAGCTGCTACTTATACTGTTACAGTTGCTTCCTATTATGGAGCTAATAAATATTATATTGATGGTGCTAGACAAGCTACGGTCAATCTTTCAGAAGGTAGCACTTATCGTTTTGATCAATCTGACAGTAGTAATTCTGGTCATCCATTAAGATTTTCTACAACTTCTGGCGGAACTCACAGTGGTGGTTCTCAATATACAACAGGGGTAAGCACTAATGGGACTCCTGGGTCTTCAGGGGCGTACACTCAAATAACAGTAGCCTCTGGAGCACCAACACTGTATTACTATTGCACAAACCACAGTGGTATGGGCGGACAGGCAAATACACCATGAGCTATACTTACACAGAATTAAAAACCGCTGTTAAAGACTTTACGGACAATCAAGAGACAGTTTTTGTCTCTCATTTAAGTACATTTATTAAGTCCGCAGAAGAACGTATTTTTAAGTCTGTGGATTTAGATTTCTTTAGAAAAAATGTTTCTGGAGCAATGACCTCTGGTAACCAGTTTTTAGCGGTTCCTGATGACTATCTTGCATCTTTTAGTCTTTCTATAGAAAATTCTAGTTCTAAAGAGTTTTTGTTACAAAAAGACGTTAATTTTATTCAAGAATACAATCCAAATCCCGCGACCACCGGAGTACCCAAGTATTATGGCTTGTACGATGTTAATACTTTCATATTAGCACCTACACCAAACGCTGCATTTGACTCAGAACTTCATTACTATTATAGACCTGTAAGTCTTGCAGCAAGCAAAGTCACGTTAACAGTAAGCAATGTTTCTGGAACATTTGCAGCTAATGAAATTATCACTGGTGGAACCAGCGGGGAAAGCACCACTATAAATTCAATAACATCTGTTACTGAATTTGTTATTATAATTCCTACCGGAACATTTACTGTAGGCGAGACAGTAACAGGTGGCACTAGCGGGGCTACTGGGATAGTAGTGTCAACTTCTGCTGATACCACGTTAACATGGGTTAGTGAAAATGCGCCTAATGCCATCTTATATGGCAGTCTTATAGAGGCATATACCTTTATGAAGGGTGAGGCTGATGTGTTGAAGATGTATAATGACAGATTTTCAGAGTCTCTAATTAGGATGAAAGATTACGGAGAAGCACGCGAGAATGCAGATGCTTATAGAAATGGTCTAGTTAGTCGAGAGAGAACATGAATGTTGCCATTGTTGGGCTGGGGGGCAGCTATTCTGATTATATCTCTGCTCGAGTCGCATCACAAGAATTTGATGAAGTTTGGGGCATAAACTGTATTGGAGCCATTATACACGTTGATAAGACGTTTATGATGGACCCAGTGTCACGTTTTCTTGACACGGAAAACGCTGGTTCACAAACAGGGGTTGCTAGAAGGTTCTTAAAAGAAAACAAAAAGCCTATAGTTACTTGCCAGTTAGATAAACGTGTAAAACAACTAGAACTCTTTCCATTAAAGGAAGTGGCTACAGAATTAGGCTTCTGTTATTTCAATAACACGGTTGCTTATGCGGTTGCTTATGCTATTTGGTCTAAGGCTACTAAAATATGTTTGTATGGAATTGATTATACATATAAAAATGTAAGTATGGCAGAGTCAGGCCGTGCGTGCGTTGAGTTTTGGTGCGCCATAGCTGTCTCAAAGGGTGTTAAGATTGAAGTTGCACACAGATCCACCCTTTTAGACACAAATGTACCTGATAACGAGAAGTTATATGGCTATCATCGTCTTGATGACCCCTTGGTACAGACTGTTCAAAACGGAAGTTTGTTGATTAGTAGACAATCGGAGATAGAACCACCAGAGCCAGTGGAGAGTAACCCGGTTATTTTTGGGAGACACGATCATGTTTGATTTAGGTTCAGGAAGTGTGGGAGCCGTTAACATAGTGACCTCCGAAAACGGTGGTTTATCTAACGATCAAATAGCAGATATGTTGGCGAATAAGTTGATATACATATCTGATGATGCTCCAGAGCCTATTCGTCTTCAAGCTGAAGCATTTAGGGATAGAGTAAGAAATCTAGCACAATATTATATAGAGTTGGCTAGAAAGGAAGAACGTGCTAGTATTTGCTCCAAGGTCCGTGAGGCTGGACAACTGGAACTAGCAAACGCTATTGGGAGACTGTAATGGCAATCGCACAAGCAATGTGTACAGCATTTAAACAAGAGTTGATGCTAGGAACACACAATTTCGCAACAAACGGTAATGCTTTTAAGCTGGCTCTTTACGCAGAGGGTGGTGGCGGTAAGTCTAGCACTACAGCCACTCTTGGCGCAACAACGACAGCTTATACAACCACGGGTGAGGTAGCTAACAGCGGATCTTACACGGCGGGTGGTGGCACTCTTACTAAAGTTGCTCCAACCACCTCTGGCACAACAGCATTGACTGATTTTGCAGACATTAGCTTTACTACAGCCACAATTACTGCAATGGGTGCGTTGATTTATAACAGCACGAATAGTAATAAAGCTGTCGCAGTTTTAGATTTTAGTTCTAATAAAACATCCACTTCGGGAACATTTACTATTCAGTTCCCAACAGCGGATGCAAGTAATGCCATTATACGAATAGCCTAATGAGGTAGCCTATGTCGTTAACAGGATGGGGTAGAGGAACTTGGGGTGAGGGTGCGTGGAACCAAAGTGTTCCACTTGCTGTAACAGGAGTTGCTGGAACTACCGCATTAGGAACTCCTACTGTACAAAATGTTTTGGAAATCCCTGTAACAGGGGTGGCAGGAACAGGTGCATTAGGAACTGTTAGCGTATCAGGGGCAGCGGCTTTTGCAGTCACTGGGTCTGCTGGAACAAGTGCGTTAGGAAACACTACCGAAACAGGCACGGCAACTTTTGCGGTTACAGGTAATTCTATAACTGCTACATTAGGAACAGGAACAGTAGCCCCTATTCAGTCAATAGGCGTGTTTCCAACAGGGGTTTTGGCAACAGGAGCGGTGGGAGAAGAAATACTTTACAGACCAATTATCCCATCACAGACACCAAACTGGGCTGGTGTAACAGTGTCACAGACACCAAACTGGACAGATATAGCGGCATAAGGACAGAAAAATGGCAAGCACCTATGTAAATGATTTAAGACTTAATGAATTAGGTACTGGCGATGGT